TTGATGTTATACCTGAATCAAAAGAAGAGCTAGAGCTTAAGATGCAATTAAGTTATAAGCAGTCAATTGAAATAGCTGAAGAAGAAAGCATTAACACTGTATTTGCACAAAATAAATACGACTTAGTTAGACGTAGACTTAATATGGATTTAACTGTATTAGGTATTGCGGCTGCAAAAACTAATTTCAATATAGCTGAAGGCGTTAAAGTTGATTATGTTGACCCTTCTTATATGGTTTATTCTTACACAGAAGATCCTAACTTTGAAGATATATATTATGTTGGTGAAGTTAAATCTATAACAATACCAGAACTTAAAAAAGAGTTTCCTAATATATCTGAAAAAGAACTAGAGCGTATACAAAATATGCCAGGTAATAAATCATATATAACAGGTTGGGGACAATACGACGAAAATACAGTTCAAGTTTTATACTTTGATTACAAAACATACCATAATCAAGTATTCAAAATAAAACAAACGGACCAAGGATTAATAAAAGCTATTGAAAAGCCAGATACATTTAATCCGCCAGAAAATGATAACTTTGAAAGAGTATCTAGAACTATAGAGGTTCTTTACAACGGCGCTGTAGTTTTAGGAACAGACACGATGCTTAAGTGGGAATTGGCTGAGAATATGTCAAGACCATATGCTGACACTACCAAGGTTGCTATGAATTATGCTATATGTGCACCTAGAATGTACAAAGGTAGAATAGAATCTATTGTTAGTAAGTGCATTGGGTTTGCTGATATGATTCAAATAACTCATTTAAAGCTACAACAAGTGTTGTCAAGAATGGTGCCAGATGGTGTTTATCTTGATATGGACGGTTTAGCAGAGGTTGATCTAGGTAATGGAACAAACTACAACCCAGCTGAAGCATTGAATATGTATTTCCAAACTGGTTCTATTGTAGGTAGATCTTTAACACAAGATGGTGAATTAAACCACGGCAAAGTACCTATTCAAGAGCTTAGTAGCTCAAGTGGTGGTGCTAAAATACAAAGTCTTATTCAGACGTATCAATACTATTTACAAATGATACGCGATGTGACAGGGCTAAATGAAGCTAGAGACGGTAGTGTGCCTGATAAATCTACGCTCGTAGGTTTACAGAAACTAGCCGCTAACGCATCAAACGTAGCGACTAGACATATTGTTCAGTCTAGTTTATATTTAACTCTTAAACTAGCGGAAAATGTATCGCTTAAAATAGCTGATGCATTGCGCTTTCCACTGACTAGAGCATCGTTACAAAACTCTATATCAACTTACAATATAAAATCACTAGATGAAGTTATAAACTTGAACTTACATGATTTTGGTATTTTCTTAGAATTAGAGCCCGATGAAGAAGAAAGAGCTCAGCTAGAGCAAAACATACAAGTCGCTCTGCAGTCTGGAGGTATAGACTTAGAAGACGCTATTGACATACGTCAAATTAAAAACCTTAAGTTAGCTAATCAAATGTTAAAGATTAAGCGTAAGGTTAAAATGGAGCGTGATCAAAAAGCTCAACAAGCTAACATAGCAGCTCAAGCAGATGCTCAAGCACAAACAGCTGAAAGAACTGCTATGGCTGAAGTTCAAAAACAAGAGGCTGTGGCATCAACTAAAGTTGATATTGAAAAAGCTAAGCAAGAGATGGAAATGCAGAAAATGCAAGTTGCAGCTCAAATAAAGCAAGCTGAAATGGAAAGACAGTTCCAGTATGACATGCAGCTAAAGCAAATGGATATTCAAGTAGAAAGAAACAAAGAGCAATTTATAGAAGATCGCAAAGATAAAAGAACAAAAATACAAGCGACACAGCAAAGTGAAATGATAAGCCAAAGAAAAAATGATGGCTTACCTATAGACTTTGAAAATCAACCAGACCAAGGTCTTGGTGCCTTTATGTAGGCAAAACAATTTTTTAAATTATATTATATTATGTCAGAAGTAAAAAAAGAAGGTGAATTTACTTTAAAAGGTAAAAAGAAAACTACACCTAAAAAACTAGTTAAAAAAGACGAAGTAACTAAGGTTGATCTTAAAAAGCCCGTAGAAGAGCAAAAGGTTGAGCAAGATGTTACAAAAGTGGTTATACCAAAAGAAAAACAAGAAGATGCCGTTCAAACACAAGAGACAAATGATAGCGATGTTGTTGTCGAAGAATCCAAAGACAGTGGCAACAGCGAAGCAGTGGTTGAAGAAGTACGGGCCACCGAAGAAACAGTAGAGTCTCCAATAGAAATTATTGAAGAAGCAGCTGAAGTAGAAAAAGAACTAAAAGAAGCTGTAAGAGATGAAAAAGTTTTAGGTAAGCAATTACCTGAAAACATTGAAAAGCTAGTTTCTTTTATGGAAAATACTGGAGGCAGCGTAGAAGACTACGTGAGGTTAAACGCTGATTACTCTAGCGTAGACGATACTACATTGTTAAAAGAGTATTACAAAAAAGAAAAACCATATCTTGATAGTTCAGATATTGATTTGTTATTAGAAGATTTTCAATTTGACGAAGATTTAGACGAAGATAGAGATATACGCAAGAAGAAACTTGCATTTAAAGAAGAAGTTGCAAAAGCCAAAAACTTTTTGGAAAGCACAAAGGAAAAATACTACGCTGATATCAAGTTGAAATCAAACGTAAATCCTGAAGCTCAAAAAGCTATGGACTTTTTCAATCGATATAATAAGCAGCAAGAACAAGCTGAGCAAAACCGTAAAGTGTTTCAAGAAAATACTAAAAAACTTTTTACTGAAGATTTCGAAGGTTTCGATATTAGTGTAGGTGAAAAGAAATATAGGTATAAATTACAAAACACTGATGGTATTGCTGATAAACAATCAGACATTAACAACCTAATCGGGAAGTTCCTAGATAAGAACGGTTCTGTTAGTGACTATAAAGGTTATCATAAAGCAATGTATGCTGCTGAAAACGTAGATAAAATAGCATCACATTTCTACGAACAAGGTAAAGCTGATGCAGTCAAACAGGTTGTAGACACTTCTAAAAACCTAAGTGACACAAAAGCTAGACCTTCTGGTGGTGATGTATTCGTTAACGGCTTAAAAGTAAAAGCAATTAGCGGTGCTGATTCTACAAAACTAAAGATTAAAACAAGAAAATTTAACTAAAAAAATTAAAAATTATGCCTAATGTAAGCCCTGTGTTTGGAAGTATTATTCCATCGCAGAAACAACAAACACTAGACTCAAACTATTTAAACTTTACAAATGGTACGAGTGATTTTGCTCAGCAATATTTACCAGAAATCTACGAAGCTGAGGTAGAGCGTTATGGAAACAGAACGTTGTCTGGATTTTTACGAATGGTAGGGGCTGAAATGCCTATGACATCTGACCAAGTTGTATGGTCTGAACAAAACAGATTACACATTTCTTACAATGCTGTAATTGCTACAACTGCTGGAGCTGTTGGAGCTAAAGTTTCTACTTTAACTATCCCTGTTGGTGGTTCTGGAGCAACTTTAGTAGAAAACGTAGTATCTCCAGGAGCTACAATTGTGGTAACTAACGGTACTAACGGAGATGAGCTAAAATGTTATGTTGAGGCTTCTGGAGCTACTCCAGGATCTGCTTTAGCAGCTGGCGTATTGACAGTAAAACCTTATACTCAAGAAGCTCTTGACGGATCAGGACCTGGTGCTAATGAAGTTGATTTAGTAACTGGTGGACCTGCTCTTAAAATCTTTGTATATGGTTCTGAATATGCAAAAGGAACAAGAGATGATAACAGAATTTCTGTAACTCCTTCTTTTACTCAGTATTCTAACTCTCCAATTATTATTAAAGATAAATATGCTATTAATGGTTCTGACACTGCTCAGATCGGTTGGGTAGAAGTTGCTACTGAAGATGGAACTGGAGGATTTTTATGGTATTTAAAAGCTGAGTCTGAAACAAGACTACGTTTTGAAGATTACCTAGAAATGTCCGTAGTTGAAGGTGAACTTAAAAATAACTTATCAACTCTTGGAGTTGATGTAAAGGGAACTCAAGGTCTTTTTGCTGCTATCGAAGATCGTGGAAACGTTTTAGCTGGATTTACAGCCGCCGCTGGTTTAGCTGAATTTGATTCAATTTTAAAGAACTTAGACACTCAAGGAGCTATTGAAGAAAATATGCTTTTCTTGAATCGTCAAACAGCTTTAGATTTTGATGATATGCTAGCTGCTGTAGGTGCTCCTGGTGGTATTGGTTCAGTTTACCAAGGTGGTAGTTCTTTTGGATTGTTTGAAAACTCTGAAGAAATGGCTTTAAATCTTGGATTTAGCGGTTTCCGTAGAGGATCTTACGATTTCTACAAAACTGATTGGAAATATTTGAACGATGCTTCTACTCGTGGTGGATTAACTAAGTCAGGCATTGATGGTGTTTTAGTACCAGCTGGAACTTCAACTGTTTACGATCAAATCTTAGGAACAAATATCCGTCGTCCTTTCTTACACGTTCGTTATAGAGCTTCACAAGCTGACGATCGTAGAATGAAAAACTGGATCACTGGTTCTGTAGGAGGAGCTTACACTTCAGATCTTGATGCAATGGAAGTACACTTCCTTTCTGAAAGATGTTTGGTTGTACAAGGAGCAAACAACTTCGTATTGTTTACTGCTTAATAACACAGGTAATGTTTACCCCTGATGTAATTTCAGGGGTAACTATTACCCTTATTAACTATTTAATTTTATTATATTATGGCTAAAAAAGCTAAAGCAGAAGAAACTGTTGAGGTTGCACCTCAGCCAGTGGTTACAAAAAAGCCACAAGCTCCAACTAAACCAAGTTGGGAAATAAAAGATAGAACTTATTTTTTAAAAGGTTCAAAAACACCTTTAACTTATACGATTCCATCAAGACATAGTTCTAAATATCCGCTATTGTGGTTTGATAAAGAAAATGGAATTCAAAAAGAACTTAGATATGCTACTAATCAAAACTCTTGTTTTGTTGAAGAGCAAAAAGGAGAAGCTACTCTAGGTCATATAATGTTCAAAGACGGAATGTTATATGTTTCTAAAGAAAAGCAAAACCTACAAAAATTATTATCATTATATCACCCATATAAAGATAGTAAATATTATGAATATAGCTCTATTGCTGTTGCTGAAGATGAATTAGGTGATTTAGAAGTACAAATAGACGCTATGAATTTAGCTAGAGAAATAGATGTAGACCAAGCAGAAGCTATTTTAAGAGTTGAACTTGGGTCAGCTGTATCTAAAATGAGTTCTAAAGAACTTAAAAGAGACTTGTTATTGTTTGCCAAAAACAGTCCACAAAACTTTATAGCTCTAGCTCAAGACGATAATGTTCAGCTTAGAAATATAGCTATTAGAGCTGCTGAAGCTGGAATTATAAATCTTTCTGGAGATCAAAGAACATTTACATGGGGATCAAATGGTAGAAAATTAATGAACGTTCCGTTTGATGAAAACCCATACTCAGCCTTTGCTGCTTTCTTGAAGACAGATGAAGGTGTTGAAATCTATAAATCTATAGATAAAAAACTATAAAAACAAGTGATACTAATATGATGGGGACTACGAAAGTAGTCTCCACTATATTATAATAAAAATATAAAAATGGCAGTAAGCGTAAACACAGTATATCAAACAGTCTTGTATATATTAAACAAAGAGCAAAGAGGGTACATAACCCCATCTGAGTTTAATAGTATAGCTGAACAAGTTCAAGACGAGATATTTCAGTCTTACTTTCCGGACGGTAATCAACAAAACAGAAAAAATCAAACAAACTCTCAAAATGATACAGAGTTTTTTGATATTTTTAAAGATATATCTTATAAACTATACCCATTTGAAGAAGAGGTTGCTTTTACTTACAACCAAACAAATGATGGATGGATTTATAACGGATCAAAAATTTTATACAAAATAGGTGAAATATCTGCTACATATAGTAGTGGAAATCCAACAATAACTTCAAACGTTCAGCTATCTAGCAAGAAAGATTATTTAAAAATAAGTAAATCTAAATTAACAGCACCTACTCAAAGCTATCCTTTGTGCTTAACTACAACAACATCTACTCCAATTTTTCCTAGCACATTAAATCAAATGTTGCTTAAAGTAAATCCTAATTCTAATACGTTAAACGTTAACTGTTTATTTAAACCAACTTCACCTAGTTGGGGTTTTACTATTGGCGCTCTTGGTCAATATTTATTTAGTCCTTCTGGAACATCAGGCTCGTCCACTGTTGATTTTCAACTTGATATTTCAGAAAAAAATAATATAATAATAAATATATTAAAATATTGTGGTATTATAATTAAAGATCCAACGATAATACAGGCTGCAGAGCAAGAAGCACAAAAAATTGAAATAAACGAAAAATCTTAATTAAATGAGTTTAGTTACAGAAACAAACCAACAATATTATCAAGGCGCTCAAGGCTTTAGAGGAAACTCCGATGGAGACGCTGGTCAAGTGTTTACTACTACATTTAATACAGATTTAGTTTTAGGCAACTATGATCCTAATGAAATAGATTACACTTTAAATAATTTTAAAATATACACGAGCACAACAGGTTTGCCTGGTTCTTGGAGTGAGTACACTAACGCTTATACGTTAAGTAATAACGCTGTAATAATAACAGACGCGTTAGCTGCTAATATATTTTTAGTTGTACAGCTTAAAAAATTAGATGGTGGTAATTATGCTAGTACTCCAGCAGAAGAAGCTATTGGTGATACTGTAGAAAACAATTATGGAGGATATAGCTATATAACATTAAATGATGCTATAGATAACTTTATGGTTGGTTATGTTGGTGATGGTAAAGTAATTCAAACAGCTAAAAAGTCTGATGTATTGTTTTTTGCCAAAAGAACTTTACAGGAATTTAGCTATGATACTTTAAAAAGTATACACTCTCAAGAATTAACTATACCGGCTAGTTTAAATATTATACTTCCTCAAGACTATGTAAACTACGTTAACGTTTCTTGGATTGATACTTACGGAGTAAAAAGACCTATATTTCCAACAAACAATTTAACCACTATACCTTACAACACTCCGGTACAAGACAACAAAGGTGTTCCAACTCAAGATAACTTTGGAGAAAACATAGAAGGTACTTCTATAACTAAAGAGCGATTTGACAGTATGAACATTGATATCCTAAACAACGACTTTGATTTAGATGATTGGGCTTATTTTAGCAACGCTTACGGTTACAATGGTAATTGGAATATGGGACAATTTTATGGTGCTGATCCTCAATACTCAAATGTAAACGGCTACTTTACTATAGATGAAAGAGAAGGTAAAATGTCTTTTTCTAGTGATTTAGCTGATAAGTTAATTGTGCTAGAATACGTATCTGATGGCTTAGCTTACGATAAAGACACTAAAGTGCCTAAGTTAGCAGAAGAAGCTCTATACGCTTCTATACTACATTACATAGTATCTACTAGAGCTAATCAACCTGAGTACTTAGTTCAAAGACTTAGAAAAGATAAAAGCTCTAAATTAAGAAACGCTAAGATTAGATTATCAAACATAAAGTTGACTGAAATAGTTCAAGTTATGAGAGGTAAATCTAAATGGTTAAAACACTAAAATTAAATGGCTAAAGCTAAAAATACGTTTTTAAAATCCAAGATGAATAAAGACTTGGATGCTCGCATATTAGACAAAAATGAATACAGGGACGCTGTTAATGTGCAGGTTAATAAATCTGAAGGCGACGAGGTTGGATCTTTAGAAAATGTATTAGGTAATACTAAAGCAGCTGACGCTGGTACTCACGCTGGAGCTAGTGGTTTAAACTGTATAGGTCAAGTCGTTGATGACTCTACAGGTATTGCTTATTTATTCTATACTAACCACAAAGGAAATATAAATTACTACGACCCATCAGCTGATCATTTTATAATAGCGTTTAACTCAAATACAAATACCTTAACAACTTTAGTTGAAGGTGCTTTTTTAAATTTTTCTACTAAACACCCCATATACGGTGTAAATGTTTTAGAGAATTTATTATTTTGGACAGACAATAGAAATCAGCCAAGGAAAATAAATATACAAAAAGCTAGTGCAATATCTGGATACTACACAACAGAAGATCAAATATCTGTGGCTAAGTATAATCCACATAAATCTATAGAACTTTTTTCAGAAAGTGATTTATCATCTGGAGATTACGAATCTACAATGAAAGACGTATCTAGCTTTTATTTACCAAACGGTGGAAAAGGAATTATAAAAGATAATGTAACAGCTGGTGATACACAGGTAAACTTAAGTACGCTCGAAGGCGATATAGTTGTACCTGGACCATATGGAACGACTGGAGCTAAAGTTTATTATACAACAAGCTCTGTACCACCGTCAATCATAGAGGTCTCAGGTGTTACAGTTGATACCTTTATTTATAACGATTCTACTGACGCTTGGGAAGTTACAGTCACAGGTGGTACTTTGCCAGATCTAGACGATATAACTCAAAGTATTGTATTCAATGCTAACCCTTACTACAACAAAGACTACGCTGGCGATCCAACTTATTTAGAAGACAAGTTTGTTAGATTTGGATATAGATTCAAGTTTGATGATGACGAGTATTCTTTATTTTCTACATTTACACAATCTACATTTATACCAAAGCAAGATGGTTATTTTATGTATGTTAAAAAAGACGAGGCAGACAATGTGCAAGATGTAAATGATCAAGACGCCGCTTTTAGAAGTTCTATAGTTTCCTTTATGGAAAACAAGGTAGATAGTATACAACTTAGAATACCACTCCCTTTTTATAACTACGAACTACAAAATAAATTAAAAGTAAAATCACTAGAAATACTTTACAAAGAATCAGATGGACCATCTGTTAAAGTTGTAGATTCTATTGATATTAACACTATATTTAACGCAGCCGCAACTTGTCAAGCTGCTGCAGCTACAACAACAACAACACTTACTGTTAATAACGTTCAAGGTGGTATAAATATCGGAGACAGAATAACTGGCTTTGGTATATTAGGCACTTCAGTAGTAACCGTAGATGATTACGTTCCTGATAATCCAGATGAAAACCCAAGCACTTCTGGAACAATAACTTTAAGCTCTGCGCAGACTATAGCTGAAGACACGGTTTTAACAATAGGTGAAACAGATTATTACATTTATAATTATAATTGTAAAAAACCTTTTAAAACATTACCAGAAAAAGACTTAATAAGAGTATATGATAAAATACCAGTTAAAGCGTTCGCGCAAGAGGTTTCTGGCAATAGAGTTATATATGGTAACTTTCAAAATAAACACTCAGCTCCAGATCATTTAAATTATAATGTAGCTGTTACAGAAAAAAGTGAATTTAACTTAAACGAGGTTACAGTAGATGCTGACGCGATACCGTCAGGATCTACAACTATAACGTTTACAAACTACACGCCTAAAGCTGGTTCAACTATAGAAATAGGTTATATAGTTATATGCCCAGGCATACCTGAAGGAACTTTAGTAACTAGTGTTACATCTGGAGGTGGAAATACTGGCACAATAACAATAGACAACGCTACAACAGCTAATATTAATTTAGGACAAGTTATAATAATAGAACCAGGTGGTGATACTAAGAATACTAGTAGTGTTATAGAATATCCAAATCATAGTGTAAAAACAAATAGAAACTATCAAGTTGGAGTTGTTTTGTCTGATAGATACGGTAGACAGTCTGGTGTTATATTATCTGATAATAAAGACTTAATAACTATTGGTCCTGATAAATTTATAGGTTCTACTGTTTACTCTTCATATATAGACCCCAGTGTTCAACCAGACGAATGGCGAGGTAATTCTATAAAAATGTTGTTTAATGAAACAATAGCGACTGAAAAGAATTTATCAATTGGTTTGCCAGGCGTGTACAATGGAGATCCAACGTCTAGTGATTACAATCCGCTTGGTTGGTATACATTTAAAGTTGTTGTTAAACAAACTGAGCAAGAATACTACAATGTGTATTTGCCGGGTATAATGGCAGCGTATCCTAATGATACCACTTTAGAGGTTGGTAAAACATCGCATATAGCTTTAATAAGTGACAATATAAATAAAGTACCTAGAGATTTAGCTGAAGTTGGCCCAGACCAAGAGCAGTTTAGAAGCTCTGTTAAGCTTTATGGTAGAGTTGAAAATTCAGACGTAGAAGTTTCAGAAACTTTAGGCAATATTGGTGATAGTAATTTACAATACTATCCAGGTAGAACTTTTGACTTTGCGTCTACTGTGGCCACAAATATAGATCTTTTTGATTATAACCCTCAAGATCCTCCAGCTCCAAATTACTTTCCTCAATTCTACTCTGTAGAATCTAATCCTTATATAGCTAGAATAAATACAGCTAAAAAAATAGGTCAAGTTGCTAACGTAAACTTTACAGCAGTTAGTGGTATTATAGCTGTTACAGCTACTACTGACACGCTTCAGTTAACTTCTGTTTCTGGACAATCAGCTGATATAGAACTTGGAGATAAAGTTGTTGGGCCAGGCTTTCCAGATGATTTAGTTGTTGCTGGCGCTGGTTTTACTACTGGTGGATTTGTAAGACAAGGTACTGTTGGTGGAACTGGTTTTACAGGAACTACTTTTGAGTTATCATCTTTAAGTGTCGACCCCGATCCTATAGTACCAGGTTTAATAGTTGAAACAACAACAGGTGTTCCTGAAGGAACTGTTGTTCTTAATGTTTCAGGTTCAATACCTAATCTTGAAATAGAAGTCAACAACGTTGTACAAGTAACAGGTGGGCAATCCTTAGATTTTAACGAAGCTGATAGTTTGGTTGTTTCTACAGCTGTACCTGTTACTCTTGGGGATTCAATAAACGTTTATAGCGCTGAAACACCTGGTATACAATACTTAGCTGTATATGAAACAGAACCAGTTAAAAGCTTACTAGATATATTTTGGGAAACATCTACCACTGGATTTATAAAAGATATAAACGATGTTATAATAAATGAAAATGAGGGTGGTAGCGGTGCCGCAGGTCTTTCAAACTGGAATGATAATCCGTTTAATGAAAGTTTAAGATCTGGAGAAGATTGTTTGCAAGCACCTATTTATCTAGTAGACAACTTTGGAGCAGCTATACCGTCTGGAGATATTGATGTGCCTTTAGCTCTAGATAGTGTTATTGATGATAACGGAATAAACGTTCAAACAGAGTATACAGCATTTGGAGTTGCAAATCCAGTATTTTCTTTTGAAGAAACATCATCTGGTAGTTATGAATATATGCTTAAAACCGCAGCTGGGTTTGTCGCTGAGATATATTACGGAGCAGATGAAGGAGCTAGAAATTTTACATTAACTTTTTCAGCTGTTGTAAATGATTTACCTATAACTATAACTCAAAATTTAAGCTTAGGTAATACGCAACCTCATATACCAACATCAACTGGTAACACTTCAGATGTAAATGTTTTAAAAGATCAAACCTCTGTAACAGATATAAAAGTATACACAGGTAGCGAAGACATAGGCACGGGTTGGGACGTTACAACATTAGATGTTTCTTATCCTTTACCAGCTGGATTACAAACTACTGGAACCGCTTTTACACCGCCTGGAAATCCATTAACACCTTTTGGTGTTGTAAACGCTGTTTCTAATAGTAATACTTTTGTTGTTTATAGTTGGGCTTCATCGTACATAAATATAGATGACTTGCTTTACAGATCTACTTCAAATACTTTTGGAAGCGTCCCTTCTGGAACATACATTGTTTCTAAAACAGCAGATACACCTGTCGTTGATCAAACAACTGTAACTGTTAACAATAACATAACAGTACCAGCATTCACAAGTAATTCTTCTGCTACTTTACAAACTGGAACACCTGGTCAATTAGAGGTTTCAGCAGCTGTAACTGTTGGAGAAGGCCAGATATTAAACACAGCAAACTCTTCAGAGTTATGGGACGATTGTCCTCTAGCACCTTTTTATCCCGGCGGAACAAACGTTAGATATATAGGTGAATTAAAAGCTGTCAACGGCGCAGGCTGGAGATCGTCTGATTTGTTAGGTAATGCTAAAAAATCTGAAGATTTAACTTTTACTAAAATAAGTGAAGTTAGAGGAGCTGGAACACCTGGAGAAGAAACGTTAAGCCCAGGTTATTTCGCTTTAGAAAATCCTGGATACGCGTTTTTTAACACTGCTGCTAAGATAGATTTAGTTAACACTGGGTATCAAGATGCAAATATGCCTTCAGATGTTTATACTATAACATATGAAGTTTCTGATCCCGGTGATACAGTACAATGTCAGGCTATAGTTAACACTGGTTTGGTTATATGTGAGTTACAAGAATGGACATTAAGTGGCTATTATAGAGATTGCTCAGGAAATCAATCTTTAGGAGTTTCTTATGAAGGAAGATTTATATTTGTTAGAGTTTGTGATCCAAACGGTGGCTTAATAGGTGGCACAAATGTTAATGGTTGGTATGCTTGGTTAAGCGGAAATCAAGGTGGTGAATTTTCAAGTTGGCAAAATCTAGTATCTAGCAATGGTAGTAGCAATATTATAATAAATCCTACAGGAGGAGCAGGAACTGGAAACATGGCTACAGAAGGTTGGACAGCTAAGTTTCTTGATACAGCTACTTTAAAAAATGTTATTGCTGCAAACCAAACAATAATTGGAGGCTGTTTAGTGTATGGTGGAAATCCTTTAGCTTACACCTGGACATTAACAGCTGGAACAGGCACAAGCGTACCTTTAGTTCCGTCTACATCAAACTATTTATTTACTATAGTGTAGTTGTAATTTAAAATTAAAATAAGTGATAATTAAAGCATGGGAGCAGTAGTAGAAGTAAAATACTTTAACACTTTTATTCTTAAAAAGACAAACAATCAAGACGAGCCAATATGGAACGGCTCTTTTGGTATACCCGAAGATATAGGTGGTTATGAAAGAGTTTCATCTTCTGACGATAAAAACTGGGCTATAGAAGAATCTAGGATAAGAGGAGGATATAATAATACAACTGTCGACTTTGGTGTTAAGGCTTATATAGTAGAAGATAAAAACAAAGCTTCTTTTAGATCTAGCTCTTTAATATATTCTGGTATATTTAATTCTAGAACTGGTATAAATCAAACGAACGTGTTTTCCGTTGGTGAAGATATAACTAAAACAGCTGATCCAGCTAATGCTTCTATACAAAGATTGTTTGCTGAAGACACAAACTTAGTTATATTTCAAGAAAACAAAGTGTCAAGAGCTCTTATAGACAAAGACGCTATATATAACGCTGAAGGTGGAGGATCTGTAACATCTACAAATCTAGTTATAGGTCAAATAGTGCCTTACTCTGGTGAATATGGTATAAGTAAAAACCCTGAGAGTTTTGCTGTATATGGCTATGCTAAGTATTTTTCTGACACTAACAACAACTGTATATTAAGACTTTCAAATAGTGGTATAGATGAAATATCATCTTACGGTATGAAAGATTACTTCAGAGATGAGGTTAATAGAATAAACACAAACTCAAGCACTGGATTAATACTTGGTGGTTATGACATGCATAATAGTCAATATGTTGTATCTACTCAAGTTGCTAATACGCGTGCTAAATTAGACTACAATACATTATCTTTTGACGAAGGCGCTAAGGGTTGGGTTAGCTTCTTTACGTTTAGACCTAGCCAGATATTTAGTATAAACAACAAGTTTTATACAACTAACTCTGATGGGATATGGGAGCATTACTCCAATACAAATAGAGGTAATTTTTACGGAACTAATAATCAAAGTAAAGTTACAGTTTCTTTCAATGCAGCGCCTTCTAATTCTAAAACATTCAGTACTGTTGCGTACGAAGGAGCCAATGGTTGGATGGTTGACTCTATTGTTTCAGACCAAACAGGAGCCGATACTCAACCGGTTATAGACTGGAGATCTCATTTTGATAGCACTAGTGGTATTTATAGCTATTATGAAGGTGAATTTGTTGAAGCTGCTTCATCTGCTTCTGTCAAGCAGACTATAACAGGTACATCGGCTTTAATAAGTGCTAGCGTTAATCCAGTGTTAAATTCTGAAGTTTCTGGAACAGGTATAGTAGCTGACACTATAATTTCTTCGTTTGTTCCTGTTGAAGCTCAAGCCATAAGCCAATCAGTAGACGATGCAGTAACAGTTACATCGACAAGCAGTATTATACCGGTTGGCACTTTAGTTTCTGGAAATGGTATACCATCAGGAACTTCTGTTATTTCTTTTAATAATTCAACTGGAGAACTAGTGTTTAACACAGACGTAGGAATAAACGCTGGTGACATTATAGCATTTAATAACTTAGGAATTTTAACAGTTAATAACAGCTGTAATTTTACAGAAAATACAACTATAAATTTCACAAGTGTAACAAACAGATCAGATTACGAGACTGTATTTGGAACAGGTAATCCTCAGTTCCCAGTTCATCACGCTGGCTTTGAAAGAAAAGAAAATAAATATGTAGCTAATCTAGTTAACAATAGCTCTGCTAACGATAGCGAAGTTATTTGGGGTAGTTCAATGAGTGGTATAAAAGGCTTTTATGCTTTAGCGACTTTTTCTACAGACACAACAACAGACCCTGGTGGTGAAAAACAATTGTTCTCTGTTGAAAGTAATTTTACAATAAATAATGGATATTAAAAAATATATAAAATGTTAGGAGCAATATTTGGTATAGCTGGTAACGTTGCTAGCGGTATAATAGGTTCTGCAGCGGCTAAAAAAGCAGCTAGAGCAGCAGCGGGTAAAGTAAGAGCTTTAGAGCAAAAGCTTAAGTCGTTAGAAGACAACAGACAAGAGATAATTAATCCTTATGCAGGTTTTACAAATTTAAGCTCCAGCATAAGTAATCCTTTCGCTAATTTAGGTGTTGCTACTCAAGCCGCTGAAATGCAAGCTGAGGAAGCTGATATATCTTTAGCTAACACGTTAGACACTTTAAGAGCTACCGGCGCGTCAGCTGGTGGAGCAACGGCGTTGGCCCAAGCAGCGCTTAGAAGTAAGAAAGGGGTTTCAGCTAGTATAGAGCAACAAGAGGCGCAAAACGAAAAACTAAAAGCACAAGGCGAGCAACAACTACAGCAACAAAAAGTAGCTGAAGAGATACGCATGCAACAAGCTGGCGCAGCAGGAAAACAATTTGTTTTTGGAGCTACAGAGCAAAGAGAACAACAATTGTTAGATAGAACAGCTGCAATGCTTGGTCAACAACAGGCAGTTCAAGCTCAAGCTAAAGCAGATCAAACATCAGCTATGACTGGCATGTTTGGTGGGATAGCTAAAGCGGGATTATCTGGTGGTTTTGATGATTTATTTAAACAATAAGAAATGAGTAATAAAAATGTAATTACAAATCTTACTATAAAGCAAATGGCAGAAAGTAGCGCCATGGGCTTTAATAAAGACTATATAGCTAGATCATCTGATGTTAACTTTGATATTTTAGGTAAAGCTTTTAGAGATACGGGTAAGGCCTATGCTAAGCTTAAAATAGCTATAGAAACAAATAACTGCATATCTGACTATTGTGAGTATGAGTTGAATCAAGTAAAACGACTAGAGCAAGCACCTCAAGCTGCTTTAGATTTTTTAGCTATGATTATTTCTAACGTTGAAATAACAGAAGAACCTAACTTTGATCCTAACAACAATTATGAATATACTGTAGTAAACTCTATATTAAAAGAGCGTCCAGGTTTTTCTAAAACTGACGGTTATGATATTAATTTATATTTATTAGAAGACGGTAC